CTTTTGGTGGTACAGGTTTAAAAACTATCAACTCAGATAACGCATTTGAAAGGTCATTAAAGAAAAATGGTCTATCACTAAAAATGCCTGAAAACGAGGCAGAAGCTAGAGATATTATTAGAGATAGAGCAAAGGCTATGACTGGTAGTCAATTAGACTTGTCAATCAAAGGTAGATTAGGTTTAGTTATTGACGGTACAGGTAGAGATTACGATAAAATTAAAGAACAAAAAGCATTATTAGACCTATTAGGTTATGATTGTTACATGGTATTTGTTAACACAAGTTTAGAAGTTGCATTAGAAAGAAACTCTAAAAGAGAAAGAAGTGTACCAGAATATATTACTAAAAAATCTTGGACCCAAGTACAATCTAATATTGGTAAATTTCAAAATTTATTTGGTATGAGTAATATGGTAATTGTTGATAACAATAAATCTGATAACGAACTTACAACAATAGTAATGAATAAAGTTAGTAAGAGTGTAAGAAGATTATTGAGTAATAAGATACAGTCATACACAGCGAAAAGATGGATGGCAACAGAGAGAAAATTAAAAAGAAGATGAAAACATTTAAAGAAAGTATCATAGATATACCTAGAAAAACATATGCTAAGGCTGTGTTTGATGACGCTGATACTAACAACCCTAAAATCAAACCTAGTGTTAAAGCATTAATTGATAAACAAATAGAGATGTTTGAAGAAGAATATCCTGTTGTTAAGGTTGGTCTTATTGGTTCTATTCTTACGAAAAGATATAGAGCTGACGCAGATTTAGATTTAAATGTATTGTTTAAAGTACCACAAGATAAGAGAGAAGAAGAAAGAGTTAGACTATCTAAAAAGTATTTGTCGACCACTTCTCCTGATAGTATTCAAGGTAAGAATATACCTGGTACACAACACCCTATTAACTTTTATTTTATTACAGACATCAAAACTTATAATGACCAAGAGAAAAAGGCAGACGCAGTATTTGATATCGAAAACAATAAGTTTATTAAAAGACCAGACGATTTTACCTTTGACAAATCAATATATATAAAAGACTTTGAAAGAAAAGTACAAGAAATAGATGTTGTCAAGGGCGAACTAAAAAGAGATATCATTGACTATGATGAACTAAAAGAATTACAGCCAGACGATATCTTAAACTTACAAGAATTAATTAACAATAAGTTAGAAGAGATTGAAGATAGTATCGAAGACATTATCAAAATTGGTGATGGTGTTGACGCAGAAAGACGAGCTGCATTTGATAAAGATATGTCACCAGATGAAATAAGGCAATACGGTGTGAAAAACAGATTACCTAAAAATGTTATCTATAAGATGTTAGAGAAGTACCACTATCTAAAATTTTATAAGAAATGTAAAAAAATACTAGATGATGGTGAAGTAACAGACGCAGAGATTGATAGTTTAAAAGAGGCAAAAGGTAAGTCAATTGCATTTGCTTTTGGTAGATTTAATCCACCTACAATTGGTCACGAAAAACTTATTAACAAAGTTAAATCATTACCTACAAATGATTATAAAATCTTTTTAAGTAGAAGTAATGACCCTAAAAAGAATCCACTATCTCCAAGAGATAAGTTATCTATTATGAAAAAGATGTTTCCTTCTCATGCAAGAAACATTGAAATTAACCAGACTAATATGGTACTAGACATTGCTACAATGTTATATAAAAAAGGTTACTCAGATGTAACTATGGTTGCTGGTTCAGATAGAGTTAGAGAATTTGAAAACATATTAACAAAGTATAATGGTGTATCATCAAGACATGGTATGTATGACTTTGAAAGTATTAAAGTGGTGTCTGCTGGTGAAAGGGATCCTGACGCAGAGGGAGCCTCAGGTATGAGTGCAAGTAAGATGAGAGCTGCAGCTGCCAAAGGTGATATAAAAAGTTTTGAAAAAGGTTTACCAAGAGGTGTTGACGCAGACGGTATTATGAAACAAGTTAGAAAAGGTATGAACTTAGCTGCTAGTTACATGTACATGAGAAATTTAAATCCAGTTGTTAGTTTAGAACAATTTGAACAACAACAGATTAGAGACCTCTATATCAGAGACCAAATTTTTAATATTGGTGACACAGTAGATTACATCAAAGAAGACCTACAAGGTAAAGTTGTAAGAAAAGGCACCAATTTTATTGTCGTAGAAGACACTAAAAATAATTTGCATAAAGCCTGGATATGGGATTGTATTCCTGTATCAACAACAAATAGAGAGGCTGAGATGAGAGAACATAACTTAAATGTTGATTATGGATTTGAAGCTGTATCTGAGATAAAAGAAGACATGGATGCTCAACCTCAGGACAAAGATGTGAAGAAGAAAGACGGTACACAGCCTAAAAAATACTATAAACAGTTATCAAAAGATGTAAAAAATAAAAGAGCTGATTACTTTAAGAACAAAGATACTACAAAGAACGATAACAAACCAGCACCAGGTGATAAGGATGCCAAGACTAAACCAAGTATTCATACTAAGAAATACAAACAAATGTATGGTGAAGTCTATGAAATAGGTACACCAGAGTACACAAAACACACGGTAGACATGACACCAGGTCAGGTAAACCCTATTAAAAAAGTAAAAGGTTTCTTAGATAGAGAGAAAGAAACACCATCTGAGAAAGATATTAAAGAATGGGCATCTACAGAGTCCACAATGAATAAATATAGAGAAAGATATAAAGAAGAATGGAAGGCAAAACTACAAGAAGTGGTTGCCAAAATGATAGAGAAACTATAATGAAATCTTTTAAAGAGTACGAAAATATTGATGAGTCTTGCGAAGAATGTATCTTTGAGCATGAAGTTGAAGGCATTTATGAGTCAGAATATCAAGGTAAAAAAGTAAAATTAAACGACCCTATACGAGGTGGTAGTAAAAAGTTTTATGTTTATGTTAAAAACGAAGCAGGTAAAGTTATTAAAGTTTCGTTTGGCGACACAACTGGATTAAGTATTAAGAGAGATGACCCAGCTCGAAGAAAATCTTTTAGAGCGAGGCACAATTGTGATAATCCAGGACCAAAAACAAAAGCTAGATATTGGAGTTGTTATCAATGGAGAGCGGGAGCAAAGGTAAATAACTAATGACAAACTATAGACAAACAATGGCTGACGCTTATGGGCAGGTCAAATTAAATGAAGAAGCTAACGACTTCGGGTTAAGTGGAACCATAACAGACACACAATTAGCAAATTTAAAAAAAGTGTGGGCAACTAAAAGCAAAAAAGATATAACACCTGGTATTAAATCTATGATTGCTAAAATGGATGTTCCTACACAAGTAGCAGTTAAACATGCAAAAATTAATGTAATTTCAGATTTAATTGAAGCAACCGAAGACCATGAAGTATCTATGGCTATTGGTCAATTAAAAACTATTTCACAGTATGCTTCTAAATTACAATCTATTTTACAATCAAAAGGTGACGATTACAATATAGAGGCTTGGGTACAATCTAAAATTACCTCTGCTGAAGATTATATGAATAGTGTTGGTCATTATATGGAAAATAATCCAGATGTAAATGAACAGTTAGAAGAAAACTTTAGTGCTTCTCAAATTGCTAGACTTAAAAAAGAATACGAAGTGATGAGAGGTAAAAAGATTTCAATTGCAAATGCTAACAAACTATCACAAATGTTTAAAAATATTCCAGATAGTGGTCTTGTAGATATTTTCAAGGCAGATATTCCTTTCTTATCAGTTATGGCAATGACCAAAATGATTCAAAAGAATATACCTAGACCAGCTGGTGTAAAATTAAGACTAGAAGAAGTAGAAATACTAGACGAAGCTACACAGAATGAAATAGAAATTACAGAGGGTAAAATAGACGGAAAGAAATTTGATAGTTTGAAAAAAGGCGATACAATGACTATCACTTATAATTCAACAATGTCTGGTACTACTGTTAAAAAATTTGTAGTTAAGAACAAGACTAGAAGTGCAAAGTACAATACAGATAAAGTCAAATTAGAAATTGAAGGTAAACCAGGAACAAGTCCTTTCTATCTATACAAAAGAAAAAATGGTGATGTATCATTCGCTCAAGGTGATATGGCAGCTACAGTAGTTGCAGTTAAAGAACAACTTGCTGAAGGTAGAATGTCTGACATAGACCAAATGCAAAAAGATGGTAAGTCGGCAGCTGAGATTGCTAAGTTAATGAAACTAGATGTTAAAACTGTTAAGAGTATTTTAGGTGAAGTAAACGAAGAAGAGTTACATGAATTCAAAAAGATGACCGTATCTTTTAATTCACATGCTGATATGTCAAAGGCTTCAACTGATTTAGCTAAAAAAGGTTTTACTATTACTGGTAATCAAAAGGCTTTAAAGAT